CATCCTCAGAGACCTCGGTCTTCTCAGGCTTCGTAGAGAAATAGGATTCACGTAGTGTAGAAACCTTTGTCTTAAAGGATTCTTCATTTTCAAACTCAACAGCTTCTGCTAGAGATACTAGCTTCTCTTTCTGAGAGAGGCTTAGTCCCTCAGCAATCTCTGTCACAATCCCATTCTTAATATAGCCGCCAACCTGCTTAGACAGACTAACGTTTTCTTCAATCGACTCGTTGAGTTTTGTCTCCATGCTATTAAGTTGCTCCTGTAGACCATCTACAAGGTCAACTTTTTCGTCGGGAAGATCAATGTAATTCTCGACAAAAACTTTTTTAAGACCTTCAAGGACTTGCTCACCCATCTCTGCCTTAATACCGCTTTCGACTTGGAGGGAATTCTTATCCATCCACTGTCCTACAGCGTAAGATAGGTAGTCATCAACTTTCTTAGAAAGTTCTTCCTTAACTGTCTCAATTTCTTGCTCAAGTGCCTTAGCGTAGTCTTCGTGCATACGCTCAAGCTCTTCATTTAACTTAGAAACAACCGCAGCTTCAAAGATTGTCTTTGCTTTCTCTTTGAAATCCTCACTTAGGTCTTCACCTTCAGTAAGTGCAGCAACGTCAGCACTGAGGTCAACCTCAATTACCTGACCTTCTTCTTCAGCAGGCTCTTCAGCAATCACATCGCCTTCTGGCTCGTGTCCTGCTTTAACATCCCCTTTGTCAGAAAATTCTGCCTTCTGTGCGGAAGCATCGGATGGTTTTGTCTTAGGTGATTGGGCATTTCCACCAGCGATAGTCTTATACTTGTTGCTATCATCGGTTGGTTTGGAATTAAAAGGTGTAGGTCCACCTAAATCTTGTGCTCCACCGAGACGACTTCCATCACCTTCAAGCTTGCCTTGAGGATCTGCGGGTTTCGCTCCTGCGGTAACACTCGATTCATCCAGAGTTTTTGTTGTCTCTTCTGACATTAGAAGTCTCCGTAATTAATTGCGATTGCTATAGATTATTTAGCAGTTCAAATATTTACAAACTCGAAATAAACTGGTTAAACGCGGAAAGTTTTACCTCTTCCATCTGATTTAGCGCAGCATTATCGATTCTTTTCTTAATTTGCTCTACTGTTTGCTCTTGAACGGCACCATTATTGTAGATCCATTCCTTTCCTTCCATGATTCCATTCACAAAAGCGTCTGGAGCTGAAGGATCTGCCACGATATCGGCAGCAGTGGCGAGCATAAAGTCATCACACACGACTTTTACACCACGTTCTTCTCTGATTGTACCAAGTCCACGGGATGAAACACCCAGTTTGACTCCTTCGTCAATCAAATTCTTTGCTATGTTCCCCATAGGGGTATCAAGAAGTCTTGCCTTGCCAACATAGTTGTTACCTTCTTGCTTCAATGAGGTAATTAAATGTGACACACGGTCAAGATTGATGGTAGGTCCATCGGGATGACCCAACTCACCAAGTGCTCTACCCTTAGCAATATACTTTTGATGGTAGTTTTGTGCTTCTCTTTGCAAGGTCGCTATAGGATACATCCGACCATTGCGGTTTTTGATTTCACCTTGAAGGAACACACCCTCAATAAAATGGCTTTTCTTACCATTCTTACCTTCGGTGATAGTTACCTTAGCGGTTTCAATCTCCTCCCTGATCAGTTTCATCTTTAGGTTCCTCGGTTTCTGTTTCTGTTTGCGCTTCAGTTTCAGGAGGCGCAGCATCCTCAGGTTGCTCGGTGTTTTCAGGACCGTCTTCCTGTGGCTTGAAGATTGCTTTACCAATCTCCTTCTTTTGTGCGTCAATTGCATCCATTGCTTTGTCATTCATACCCTGAACGACATAATCAGACAGGTCTTTTTGACCTGCGAACAATGCATTTACTATATCTCGCGCAACTTGAGTAGGCATAATACTTATATATCAATAATACTATTTAGATATCTCCTTTTTTATAGTCTGCGGGATCAATTCCTTGCTCCGCAGGATCTGGTTCAGGAGGCATGAGTGACATTTCCATCTGAGCTAGTTCTAGCTTCTGCATCTCTACAGGATCTACGAGTTTGCCAGCAGCAATCTCTTTATCCATCTCTTTCTGGATGTCTTGGAACTCTTGGTCGGTCTGCTTGAGTATTTGACGACGCATATACTCTAGTGAGAAGTATTTACCAGCAAAAGGATCCATCTGAGCGACAAGTGCCATGCGCTCATTCATGATTTCTTGCTCTTTTAACTCACTAAAGTAGTTATCAGCAACGAAATCGTACTGGATATGCTCCTTATACTCTTCCCATTCATCAAGAGTGAGGACACCCTTGAGTACCAACTGAGTCTTCAGTAGGTCATTGAATAAATCACCAAACTTTTTACGAAGTCTGACTACAAACTTCTGGAATTTAACCTCATCACGTGTAATCTCTGCGCTTCTTCCAACGTTGAATGCACTATCAGATTCTAACCGTGACTCTGGTACGTTAAGAGAGCGATAAAGTTTCTTCTGGAAATACTTAACGTCTTCCAACTCTCCTAGATTCTGTCCACCTGGTAGTGTAGAGATTTCTGTACCTCTTCCACCTTCTCTACGTGGTAACCAGAAGTCCTCCAACATGGACATAAACTTCTTGTCATCACGGATTTCACCAGTGTCAGCATTATATACTAACTTATTCCTATAGCGAGACATTACCTCACGGAGGTATTGCTCTGCTTTCTGCTTAGGTAAGTTACCTACATCAATATAAAAAATTCTTCTTTCTGGAGCACGAGATAGTCTGTATATAACTAGACTATCCTCAATCATACGCAACTGATTGAGTGCTTTAATTGCTTTGTGGAGATGTGATAGCACATGATTGCGCTGCATATCTAATTGCCCTGAATGGACAAAACATATAGCGTCAGGTGCAATTTTTATTCCACGATTCTCATACCCTTTTAACCCTTTAGGTGAATAAATGTAGTATTCAACTGACTTGGGTACAAGTGTTGCTTCTTGAGGGTCAGTAGGTGACAACCTATCCTTAGGTTTATCAAACTCAATGACCTTCTTAATCTTTCTTGGATCAATATAACGTAATTCCGTGAGACCATCCTGAGGTCTCTCAGGGTTGATCATCTTATGATAAAAAAGTCTCCCATCGATGTACCATCTACGGAAGATATCATATGCCCTTCTATCAAAATCGAGGAGTGAGAGTACGTTCTCAAACTCCTCGCGTATTCTTTTCTTGACTGGATCACCTACTTGTAGATTTGTTAATTCAATATCTACTGGGTGATCATCTAGGTCTCCTGCTATCGCTTCATTAACAATATCATTGACTGCCATATCACACTCAGGGTGGATAGACATTTCACGATAACGACCTACTAAATCTACTTCACTTGCTTTGTTGGCGGCATCCCCAAGATCCACGTACTGACCAAAATACCCCCCAGCCACAATGGGTTGGGCGGCATCATCTGAATCTTTATGCACGAAAGAGGGACCCTTTGTGGGAGCCCCTTTCTTTCGGTCAAGTGAATAACCAAAAAGCTGTGACATTCAATTTTCCTTTGGAGTCAATTATTATTTATGCAGTTATAATAGCATAAATTTTAGTCAGTAGCAAGTTGCTTCTTATCCTTGCCATGCTGGACATCATTTGCCTTGCCCCATGTCCAGTACTGGACCTGTAGCTCAACAGTATACTCCTCAGGTGTATCATTGCTATCCCAAGCAAGATCAATTGCTGAGATATTAGAAGGCCAAATGCCAACCATTTCATACACTCTAGTTGGTTGTGAGTTTCTACCAACTTGTACGACTCTTGCTCTGCCCTGATAAGACTGAATGTCTTTAGCATCCTGTCTATTCTGTTGCATTGCCTGAATCTTAGATGACCAGTTCTCGAACTTAGAGCGAATCTGGAATTTATCATCGTTGAGGACGGTGATAGTCCATGGCTCATATGTGCGGTCTCCAGCAATCTTGAGTGTCCTACCTCTGTAAGGTACTTCTATTACTCCGACTGTAGATGCGGGGATATTTGCTGCTTTGATTAGATAACCTGCCTGCAAAGAACCTTCTGCACCATTTAAAGTATCTTGGGATGCTTCCTCAGTGGACTTTTTCTCCTGTGTGCCATCAATAGCACCTGAAGAACCTATGTCCTTATTGGATCCACCTGTCAAGATGCTGGGCCACAGCATCTCGACTTGGAACAGGTTAGGACGTGCAAGATCCTTAATACTATTTCTGAAATCAATAATAGTAGTATCTACTATTGATAGTTTGTTGCCTTGTACTGGCAATTTAGTGTCTGCCATTTCTTACTCTCCTTAAGTAGATAATTGAGCACGAAGACGTGCCACGGGTTTACTATTACGATACGATTTCAGCGAAGGAGGCTCCAGTCCTCGTTGCTGTAAATGTCAGTGTGATGAAGTTGATACTGCGTGTTGGCTTCACGAATATCTCTGCATAGAATTCACCA